TACGCCTCTGTGCCGCTCGGTGCAGATGTGTCTTCAGTCCCGGTCATTGCAACCCCGTCAGCATATGCCAACGACATCGCCGTGTATTTGTGGGTGGTCGAATTGTAATGGACTGATGCGTCCGTGCTTATGGTCACGCTTGCCTTGCTCGTCTGATACCGCTGAACGGTCGCGCCGCTTACTCTAACGCCCA